ATCGTCAGTTCCCACGACGCACCCCACGCAAGGGGCGAGGAAATTCTGGCTATTTCATCTATCCAGCACTTCGCAAAATTCAGCCTGAACTAGTGAAGAAATGGGAAGAAGCGTTTTCAAAGATTTTAAAGGAGTGGGATAAATAATGGCTGGAAGTAGAACGCTTAAGTTATCCATTCTTGCGGACGTTGATAACCTTAAGAAGAATTTAGATACCGGCTCAAAAGAAGTCGAAGGCTTTGGCGGTAAGTTAGAAAAGTTCGGCAAGGTTGCTGCCGCTGCTTTTGCTGCTGCTGCCGCTGCGGCTGCTGCCTATGCTGGCAAGTTAGCCATTGAGGGCGTTAAGGCTGCCATCGAAGATGAAGCTGCTCAAAAGCGTTTAGCCCTTGCCTTGCAAAATGTCACAGCTGCTACCGATGCTCAAATTGCGTCCGTCGAAGAACAAATTCTCAAGACTTCGCTCGCCACAGGGGTAGCAGATGACAAACTTCGTCCAGCCCTTCAACGCCTCGCAGTCGCTACTGGATCAGTCGAAAAATCTCAAGAATTACTTACACTCGCTTTAGACGTATCCGCCGCAACGGGTAAAGACGTTGAGACTGTCTCTAACGCACTTGGGAAAGCGTATGAAGGCAACACAGCTTCATTAGCGCGTTTGGGAATTGGTCTATCGTCAGCAGAGATTAAAACTCTTGGCTTAGAGGGAACTGTTAAGCAATTAGCCAGCACCTTTGGCGGAGCTGCGGCAACTCAAGCCAATACCTTTCAAGGACAAATCGAACGCCTCAAAGTCGCCTTTGATGAAACTAAAGAGTCGGTAGGTGCTGCGTTATTGCCTACGTTGCAAAACCTACTTAACTTCTTCATCAACACAGTCATTCCTAAATTTATCCAATTTAAAGATGCGGCCCTTAAGCCAGTTCAAGATGCCATCGAGCGCAATCGAGAGGCGCTTACAACTTTAGGCACAATCATCAAAGACTTTGTTATTCCACTTATCTTAAATGGCTTTGGCGATGCCCTTCGCTTCTTAGGCAAAATTGCTGGCGGTATTTTGGACGTTATCGGCGCAGTCGTTAATGGCATTAAATCAGCCGTATCTTTCGCAATTGACAGCATCAACGCACTTATTCGCGCTTACAATGCGATTCCGATTTTGCCGAATGTCAGCACAATATCCAAGCCATCATTCACAACTTCTAGTCCTTCAACCTCAGTTCCTTCGTTGCCGTCAACGCCTAAAATAACCACCCCAAGCGTTCCATCAACGGCGACAACGCCCACAACGCCGAAGGTAACAACACCGACAACAACTGCAACAACTCCGGTCGTCACAACTACCATCGTCCCGAGTGGCAAAGCAATTCCCTCTGGCTTTGACGTTGCAGCTGTCAGAGCTGGTGAAGAAAAGGGCAACGTTGTTATTAACGTCAATGCTCCGAGCGTTATTGATGAAGAGGGTTTTACGAGAGCAGTCGTTTTGGCCCTGAACAATTCCACTAATCGCGGCACCACCGGCGCTGGCGATCTTAGGACTAACGCCCAAATCCTATGACAGCTTGGACACCCGTCTGGCGAATTAAAGCCAATGGCACAGAGGTCACCTCAGTCACTTTGGCTGACCTACAAATTACAACAGGCAGAACCGACATCAACTCGCCGACCCCTGCTGGCTATTGCTCGCTTCGCCTTATTAACACCGATAACACAGTTTATTCATTCACAGTTAATACCTCGATACTTATTGAAGTCCAAAATAGTTCAGCGACCTATGTGCCTATCTTCGGCGGTCGCATCTCAGATATTCGTCAATCAGTAACTTCCGCTGGTAACGCTGCAGCTGTGACAAATATATTTATTACAGCAATTGGGCCATTAGCCAGACTGCAACGAGCAACCTTTGACGGCAATTTAGCCGAAGGATTAGACGGCGCTCAGATAACCGACTTACTCGATGATCTATTGCTTAATTCTTGGAATGAGGTTCCACCAGCTGAAACTTGGGCTACTTATAATTCGACAGAAACTTGGGCTAATGCTTCAAATATTGGTTTAGGCGAAATTGACGCTGGCGAATATACAATGAGCAGCCGACAGATTACCGATCAAGTTATTTCCAATGTGGCCAATCAAATTGCTTCCTCAGCTCTTGGTTATTTATACGAAGATGCCAATGGCCTTATCGGTTACGCCGACGCCAGCCATCGTCAGGACTACCTTACCGCCAACGGATACACCGACTTAGATGCCAACCAAGCAATTGGCGCTGGTATTGGAATCGTTCAGCGACAGGGTGAATTAGTAAATAAACTCATCATTGATTACGGCAATAACTTTAATAGCCAATATATCGCTCAAGACACAGCCTCACAGGCAACTTTTGGTCTTTATGCCGAGCAGTTTTCAAGTTACTTGAAGAATACGGCCGACGTCGAAGATATGGCGGATCGAGTCATTCAACTGCGTTCTTATCCTCGCTATCTATTTCAGTCCATCACCTTTCCGATTCAGAACCCAGAAATGGACAATGGCGACCGCGATGCGCTTCTTGCTGTATTTATGGGCCAACCAATCCGAGTCACCAATTTGCCTCCACAGATGCTCGGCGGCGAATTTACTGGATATGTCGAGGGCTGGACTTTCAGAGCATCAGTGTCGGGTCTATTCATAACGCTTACCGCCAGCCCAACAGAATTCTCGGCAGTCGCCCAAAGATGGAACCAAGTCAATGCGGCAGAAAGCTGGAATAGTGTGCTTAATACCCTAGAATGGCAGGACGCGATTGGAGTGATTAGTTAATGGCAACAACAACGAATTTCGGGTGGGAGACGCCCGATGACACCGACCTAGTTAAGGACGGCGCTTTAGCGATTAGAACGCTAGGCAGCGCGATAGATACCTCGCTTGTTGATCTCAAAGGCGGAACAACCGGACAAGTGCTATCCAAGACTTCCAATACCGATATGGATTTTACTTGGGTCACGAGCGATGATGCCAACGCCATTCAGAACGCAATTGTTGATGCAAAGGGTGATTTAATTACTGCAACTGCAGCTGATACACCAGCTCGGTTGGCAGTAGGCACTGACGGCCACGTTCTTACCGCTGACTCAACTACGGCGACAGGGTTGAAATGGGCTGCCGCTGCCGCAGGTGGAAAAGTGCTACAAGTCATTCAAGGTACTTACTCCACAAGCACCACTTCCAGTAGTTCTACTTATGCCGATACTGGTTTAACGGCGACAATTACTCCAAGTTCGACTGCAAGTAAAGTTTTAGTTCTGTATACCATTCCATCAGAAAAAACTTCTGGACACGCACAAAATTCTATTAGTTACAGACTTTTAAGGGCTGGTACATCGATACAAGAAACTAACGATCAAATGTATCAAAATACCACTATGCAGAATCTATTTACTTTTCATTATTCTTATTTGGATTCACCATCCACTACTTCTTCAACTATATATAAAGTTCAATTTAGGAATTTTGCTAATAATGCTGCAGTAGCTATTTGTTCAAATAATAATATGGCAGCAATTATTTTAATGGAAATAGGAGCATAGTATGGCAACTGGCGCAGAAGTTTTAACAATGTTTTGCCCTAATACTGAATGGGTTATTTATGGTGATGACTATGACTCAATCCAATGGATTAAAGGCAATAAAATTACAAAAGACGAATTTGATGCTGGATTTTCAAAAGTGGATGATTGGAAAGCTCAACAAAAAACACAAGAAATTGCGAAGAAAGCAGCAGCCGAAGCGAAATTAGCAGCTTTAGGATTAACGGCAGATGACTTAAAGGCATTGGGTCTTGGCTAAACTGTGCAAAGCCGGCCAGCAATTAAGGGAGCAGATTGATGACGATTATCCTGATCGCGACAGGCGTTCTGATGGGTGGGTTGCTGACGCTCGGCATCTTGCTAAAGGTAGTTCTGACCACATACCAGACCCTCGAGGAAATGGAATTGTCAGAGCTTTAGACATTGATGCTGACCTCAATGCTCACAAAGAAGAGGCTTACGCTCTTGTTGAGAAGATTCGTAAGTGTGCCAAGCGCGGAGATAAGCGCATTAAATACATTATCTATGACGGACAAATTATGAGTCCAATTATGAACTGGAAGCGCAGAAAATACAGGGGTGCCAATCCTCACCGGTCGCACTTTCATATTAGTTTTACAACTTTGGGAGACAAAGACGGAAGCTGG